CGTACAGAATATATGATTTGGGCTAAGTCGCCTTTGTTACACTTCATAATACTATTTAATAAGTATAAATTAAAAGAAAGGTCAATATGGCTAAAATGCGTATGTTCCATTTTTGGAATGAAAAAGGTGATGAAAAAGATACAGAACAATTAAGTTTAACAAGAGCAGTGAAGGCTGTACAAAGTGATTTCAAAGATATGTTTATTGGTGTGAAATACATTAGTAAAAAAGGTAAAGAAATTGTAGAAACAATAAAGTTACCTTGGGGTAGAAAAGTTAGACAAGCAATCGCTACTGAGAAGAAGAGAGCTGAGATGAAAGCTAGATTAGCCTCACGTTAATTATTTGTTAAAATTATCTGGTATTGCAAGATTGCCAGCAATCATTCGTCCACGGTTGTCAACCATTTCAAATTCAAGCATCATCTTGTTTTGAATATTTGTAATTTGTGCGGCGTTGAAGGCACTAACATGTACGAATACATCTTGTCCACCTTCTGATGGAGTAATAAATCCGTAGCCCTTTTTTGCATCAAACCACTTTAAAATGCCATGTGTTTTATCGCTCATATGTTTAGTTTATTTCCTTAATTTAACAATTTAAGTATTGCTATTAACAAGTATTTAGTGATTTTTAATCAAAAAAATAGCACGACCCGGTATTGGGCCGTGCTACTTTATAGAAACTACATTGAGTTCTTTTTTTTTCTGAATTTCAGCACGTCTCGCTTTAGTAAGTTTACCAAGTTCGCCTAGTGCTTTTCTTGCTCTTGCCGCGGCCGCTTTAACACCCTTAGTTTCGAAAGACTCGCTTTCAGCTAAGTATGATTCCATTGCCGTTTTAATCGCTTCATGATGTTGTGACATAATTATCTCCTATTGTGTTTAACACGCATTTATTTACTGTTATAGCATCTAAGGCGTGTTAAATGTGGTTTAAAGTTAGAACTTGTATTTGATACTTGCTAACACTTGCTGTGTTTCAGCATGAGCCGCACCAGTAAATACGTTTGTTCCGCTTTTATCGTGATAATATAGACCCATTTCAATACCGTCCTGCTTGTCAGCACGTCTTGTTGAATCGTAATCTGTTACAATATTATGAACAATACCATAGTAGTTTCCATCATATCCAAGATCATCGTTTTCAGTTCTGTGTGCTGTAACGTATGTTGATTGTGTTACGCTATACATTACGCCATAATCCAAACGATCATCTTTAGTGTATGTGCCTGTGTTACCATCGTCCCACAGTTCAACACCCCATAACATTGGAACACCAAATCTGTGTAGGCTTCCACCAATGGAGTAACCTTCTTGATCTGCTGTGCCAGCATCTTCAACACCGTCGATACGCATATAAGAAACATCAGCATAACCTAGTAGGCTAACTGTACCTGTGTAATAACCAACGTTGCCATCGTTATCCCAACCTAGTGAAACACCCCATGGCTGTTCTCTATCTAGTCTATATGAATCAAAATCAAATTCATTATCATATTCCCAACCACCAAATGTTAACACAGTCTTTTCTCTGTGATCAATTCTGTAGTTTGTTTCTGTAAAGATAAGCGGAGCACTAATCTTTGGAGTTTTTGCAAATCCCATTCTTTGTGCATCAGTTTCACCAAGATAAATTCTTGCTGTGTCGTTACCAAAACCTAATTGCTTTTCTACCATTGTGTTGTTTAAACTAGTGTCAAGTGCATAGTGTGAATCATATTTAAATGAACCGCCTGCCCAATTGATGTTTAAATTGTTTTCTGGTAAATCAGTTTCAATTCCAAGTTGTAGTTCACCACGTGAGTCCCAACCTGAATCATAAGTCTTGTCATCATAAAATCCTTCTACATTACCATTGACAAAAAAGCCATTTGGAATGTTAGGCATACTATTCTCTAAAGCCTCTACACGACTTTCAAGATTTTTGTTTTGATCTGTTCCGTCTGCTAATACCATACTAGATAATAAGCTGAATAGAATAGTCAAAGTTGCTACTTGTTTTTTCATTATATTTTAATTTCCTTATTTTATTCGAATAAAAAAGACCTCAATGATTAAGGTCTTTTAGTAATAGAAATTCTATTGTAGAATCTCTTCGATATTATTTATGCACTCAAAGAGTGCAGTTTATAAAAGTGGTTAGCCAGTTGCATATCCATTAGCACCCAATACAGTTTGTGCCCATGGATATTTTGGTAAGCCAGTTCTACTTCCATTGGAACCCCAAGCTATTTTAGCACCTCTAATATCAATGTGCGTAAATGAATTGTATATACCAATTGCAGTAAATCCTGCGTTGATTGCTTCTTGTATGAATTTTTGTCTTTCTGCTGTTGTTAATCCCGTTTGAACAACATCAACAGCATTGCCTAACATGTGTTGACTTTTCTTAGATCCGCCAACTTTTGAATTGTATTCCGGACTTCTATATCCGCTAGTAATAGTTAATTGAAATCCCATTGCTTGAGATAATTTTTCTAAGTTGCTTACAACTTGTGGTTTAACTCTGCTGTCAACGTGTGGTAACCATTTAATATATTGACCATTTTCGTTTGATGGTTGCTTACTTGGAACATCTTCTACTGCCGCCTCAGGTGGAGCAGATGCTACTGCTGGACTTGATGGTGCAGGTTGTGGACCCGCAGTATCTGTTACACCTGCACTACCGCCGGTAATTACAGGACTCTTATTACCACGTCTAGCAGTTGGGATACCACCATCGCCGTATTCTACTGCTTCTGTTGTATCTGGATCAACACCATTATCTCTTTCAATCTTACGACCAATAATAATGTCTGCAGATTCTACTACATCAAGTGTAACTTTTTCAAAGCCCATTGCCGCGGCAACTAAATTACTTTGTGCGTTAGCTTGTTCTTCTGCTCCTGCTTGTGGATCAGCAATTACATTAGTACTGCCTGTGATTATAACTGCTTTATAAGGAGCATCTGTGTCAATGCTATCCCCAAGCCTAGCTGTTAGTATATTGTTAGTAATATCTATAGTTGACCCTGTTATAATCTTTCCTATGTGTCCGCAATCAGTTTCAACTAGATCACCTAGTCTTGCTGTGGGTACATTGTTAGTAAGAACAGTTGGACTACCTGTAATGATAGTGCCGCCGACACCCAAAGGCACAACATGACTAGGATGATAACAAGTCCCGTCTGTTCTGTCTCCAATTTTTGCTACTGGTTGTCCCATCTATGCCGCTCCTGTTGGAAATGTTTCATCTAGTTGTGCTTGTGTACCATATATTCTATATAGTTTTAAACCTTCGCTCATATAATCATATTGAACGTCTTTGTACGGAAGTTTCTTGTTAACATTAAAATTAACAATACTACCATTTGATTGTATTTGTAAATTCTTTTCAGGCTTGTCACTTTTTGCTGTTGACTTAGGTGGTTCGTCTGCTGGTATATCACCAAGTAATTTCTTAGCATTATTAATCTTTTCTTCAAGTTCCCCTAATGATGCAAGTTCACTAATCTTTCTTGTATCTAATCCTCCAAGGCCAGTAAAAAAGCCACCAATTGAAGCACTTGTATTTGATATTGCAGTTTTAGCAAGAGAGAGTGCATTAGCAGTAGAGTCTTTAATTGAATCTGGTATAAGACTATTCATTGAAGTTGGTAGTACTGGTTGATCTGCTGTTGGATCTGGTATGCCAAACCCTGGTAAACTTGCTTCTGGAAGATCTGGAAACCTTTCAGCAATTAATGTTGGATCACCAAATACTTCAGTTTCTACACCGTCAAGGTTTACTATCTTACTATCTAATTTAGTATTAACATTGAAGTTAACAAGTTGACTGTTAGCTTTTAGTTGTACTTTAGGTACACTCATTATACTGCCGCCAATATTGATTCAGGAAATGCTTTGTCTAACTGTTCGTTTGTAGCATATACTCTTGTTAGCACTCCATTGTACTGTACATCTCTAAATGGTTTTTTCTTGTCAATGTTCCAATTGACAATAGTACCATTTGATTGAATTGTTCTTGTTTGTGCCGGAGCGTCTGACTTCATCTTTTCTTTAATTTCACCTGCTTGTCCACTAGGTGTAAACTTTGTGTTCTGTAGTGCTTTTGTAATTCCTTTACAGTTACCTGTTTTAACAACAGCAACCATTGCACTTAATTCACCTTGACAAGAACCAATCTTTTCACTTACTACTGCACAGGCATTGTTAATCTCTTCTCCAATGTCTGGTGCTTCATCACCAAGTAACTCGTTCATTTCATTAACTGTTTCAGACACACCATTTATATAATTGTCTAAGGCAAGTTCTAATTCTTGTATTGCGATTGTATAAGGTTGTGGATCTTCTGTGTCATCTGATTCTTCTATTGCTTCTAGTCTAGCAATAAGAGCTTCAACTTCTTCTGTTTTACTTGTTGCATCAGTAAGAGCAACTTGCATTTCAGATACCTTTTCAACTGCTTCACCTGAAGCATCCATAGTTTCAGTTAATAACGCATTAATTTTAGTTTCTGTTTCAGCGGCTGATTCAGCAACTTCGATAGAAGGTGCTAATGATCCAATACTACCCATAACTGCACAGGCATCTGTTGCAGTTGCCATTGTAGCATCACAGGCTGTTTCAAGTTTTACTACTTTAACTTCAACAGTATCATCAACGTACTTAGGTGTACCACCTGAAAACTTTTTATCAAGGGCTTCTTGTGGCCCATGTATTCTTGTTTGTTTTCCTAAGTATGTAGTAATAATAAATGGCGTACCTTCTTTGTCTACGTTGAAATTAACAACGCTTCCATTTGATTGAATACGTCTATAGATTAAATTTGACATCCAAATACTCCTTTTACAAAGTATTTATCTGCTTAAATTTTGAAACTGTCTGCTAGTCCTGCTGGTGCTTTGATAATTGGTGATGTTTGCTTTTCGTATGCTTCTGCAAACTGCTTTGCAGTAGGTACACACAAAGAAATAGCAGTATGCTTAACAGTATAACTTCTATTTACTTCTGCTGTAAATAAGAACTGTTGTAATCCAATACCCTTTTCAGTAGCAATTAGTGTTAACGGATAATGTAATTGAATTTGTTTGTCATCTTCCTTTTCAAACTTACCTACAAGCTCTTCGCCTGACATAAGTTTAATAGTGACAATGTCGCCTTTTTTGTAAGGTGCTTCGATTAACATATATTATTCTCCGATTGATTTTAAATGAGCTTCTAACTTATCGTATCCGCCCATATACTTACCTTTAAAAATAATCTGTGGAGCAGTTCGTGGTGGTGGAAGTTTGTTTACTGTAAATTCTTCCATTAGTTGTTCAACACTAATGTCAGTACCTATAAGCATTTCTACAAAAGGAATATTTTTCATCTTCAACAAGTTTTTTGCTTTTACACAATAAGAACAATTTGGTTTTGAATATACTACTGTAGTGTTGTTGTCTGCTTTTTCCATTATAATTTAAATCCTTTAAGACTATCTGATGTTACGTCTTGTTTAATACCACCAATAATATAACTTTCAACTTCAGTTTCTTGTGGTGCAACTTGTAAGCCCGATGAGCTTAACCAATGTTGTGTCCACGGTAGTGGGTTTTGGGTTGTTGATGCATCAAAGATTGTTGAATATCCTAATGCTTTTAATCTTCGGTTAGCAATGTATTCTACATAGTCACCAAGAAGTCTTTCGTTAAGACCAATAATTGATCCGTCTTTCATTAAATGTTTAGCCCATGCTTTTTCTTCTAGAACACATGCTTTCCACATTTCATAAACTTCTGCTTCACACTCTTTTGCAATCTTAGCCATCTCTGGATCGTCATCACCACGCATCCAATTTTTAATAACGTGTGAACTTAGTGCAAGGTGTTGACTTTCGTCACGAGCAATAAGACTAATAATCTTTGCACTACCTTCCATTTTCTTTAACTCGCCAAATGCAAATGTACATGCAAAGCTAACATAAAAACGTAAGCCTTCTAAGATGTTTACGTTCATCATAGCAAGGAACATTTTTTTCTTAACGTCACGCATGGTTCCTTCTTTGCGATGAATGAATGCGTCTGCCGCACCTGTAAACGCATCATAGTTTTTAGTTACACTAATTGCACGTTTGATAATTTCATCGTCATTTAAAATATGATCTAACACTTCACTTGGGTTAGGATATACATTCTTCATAATATGTGTATAACTACGTGAGTGAATAGTTTCAAAGAAGTCCCAAGTAACAATACAACCTTCTAGTTCTGGTAAAGATACATGAGGCAAGAAAGCAAGACATGGTCCACGCCCTTGTACACTATCTAGTAGTGTTTGATATTTTAGGTTACTTGTAAAAATATGTTTTTCTTCTGGTCGAAAGTTTTGGAAGTCAGCACGATCTTTTTGTAGACTTACTTCCTCAGGTCGCCAAAAGTAACCAAGCATTGTTTGGTTAAGTTTATCAAAGACAGGAAACCTAAAGGTATCATATCTTTGTGTGTTTTGATCTTCTCCGAAGAACATATGTTGTTTTGTGAAGTCTACTTGTTCACGATTAAATACTGTCTTTGCCATTGTCTCTCTGTTTCCTAAAAGTGTATTTATACTATACACTAACTCCTTAATGTTGTCAACCTAAATATTACAGGCTTCGCACTCTTCTCCTTCAAGCTCTTCCTGAGGAAGACCAACTTGCGGTTCAAAACCGTTAATAGGTGATTCTAATTTAACTTCATTATCTTCAGCATCACTTGGATCAGACTTAAAGTCATATGTGTTTTGATAGTAACTAGTTTTCCAACCTAACTTATAAGTTGTCAACATGTCGTTTATCATTTGACTCATAGGTACTTCGTTGTTTTCAAAGTGTGTAGGATTGTAACTCCAATTGCCACTAATAGCTTGATCAAAGAACTTCTGCATAACTGCTACAATATTAATATAGCCTGTGTTACTAGGCATATCCCAAAGCAATGTATAATGATTCTTTAGTGTAGTATATTGTGGAACAATTTGCTTAAGAGGCCCTTTCTTTGACTTCTTAACGGACAAGTATCCTCTAGGTGGTTCAATTCCGTTTGTTGCGTTTGACACAATGGAACTGCTCTCTGATGGCATTTGTGCGGACAATGTTGAGTGCCTAAGGCCGTGTTCCTTGATCTGTACTCGTAAAGCCTCCCAATCATATTTTAATTTAATGTTACATACTTCATCAAGCTCTTTTTTGTAAGTGTCGATTGGTAAGATACCATCAGCATACTTAGTTCTATCAAAGTAGTCGCATTTACCTTTCTCTTTAGCAAGTTTATTAGATGCTGTTAACAAGTAGTATTGAAATGCTTCTGACAGTTCATGTACTTTTGTTAATGCCTTCTTGTCACTGTATTTAACTTGATTCTTTGCAAGATAATGTGCTAGGCCAATGTAACCTATTCCTAAACTACGTCTTGCTTTGGTTGACTTTTCTGCGGCTAAGATTGGATACTTCTGATAGTCAATGATTTCGTCTAATGCTCTTACTGCTAGTTCGCATAGATCTTCTAAATCATCTAAGCTACGCAATGTTCCTACATTGATAGCACTAAGAATACACAATGCAATTTCACCGTCTGGATCATCAATGTGTTGTAATGGCTTAGTTGGTAATGTAATCTCTTGACACAAGTTACTCATGTAAACTGTATCTTTGAATGAGCTATGTGTATTACAGTGATCAACATTCATAATGTAGATACGTCCTGTCTCTGCACGTTCCTTAATTAATGCACTAAACAAGTCCATTGCCGAAATAGTTTTAGTACGCAATGATTTATCATTTTCATATTTTGTATATAATTTTGTAAACTCTTCTTGGTCTGCAAAAAATGCCTCATACAAATCTGGAACCTCATGTGGCGAGAACAAAGTAATATCTCCGCCGGATAACAAACGTTCGTACATCAATTTGTTAATCTGAATTGAATAGTCTAACTTACGTACTCTATTATCTTCTGTACCTTTGTTGTTCTTTAGTACAAGGATGTCTTCAATCTCGTAGTGCCAAATAGGAAAGTGTGTAGTAGCTGATCCACCACGTACACCATTTTGTGTACAACAACGTACTGTTGCTTCAAACTTCTTTAGGAATGGGACAACACCTGTGTGTGCTACTTCTCCACCTCTAATTTTAGAATTAACTGCACGTACTCTTCCAGCATTGATTCCTATGCCTGCTCTTTGTGCAGTATAACGTCCAATAGCCATATCAGAACTAAAAATGGAATTAAGGGTATCATCGCTATCAACAAGTACACAACTAGCAAATTGTCTAAGAGGTGTGCGGACGCCGGCCATAACGGGCGTCGGGATATTGATTTTAAAAAGGGAGGTCGCATCGTAATATCTCCTTACATATTGCATACGTAAATGAATTGGATATTCAGCAAATAATGTTGCCGCAATCATCATATACATCATCTGTGGTGATTCGTAAATGTCGCCGCTACTTCTATCTTGTACAAGGTACTTGTCAACTACTTGACGAAGCCCTGCATATGTAAAGTTCTCATCACGTTTATGCTTAATATATTTGTTTAAAGTTGAAAGTTCTTCTTCAGTGTATTTTTCTAATATATTACTATCATATACACCACGGTCAATGTTACGTTTGATTACATCGATTAAAGGAATAGGATTATACTGACCAAATGACTCTTTATAAATTGGGTATAATAATAAACGTGCCGCAACAAACTGGTAATTAGGATTTTCTAATGTAATTAAATCGTTTGCACTTTTAACTAAAATTTCTTGAATTTCTTCTGTACTCATGTTATCGTAGAACTGAATGTTAGCGTTCATTTCAATTTGTGAACTACTAACACCTGATAAACCTTCACATGCTTCTTCAACTACAAAATGAATTTTATTGATATCTAGTGGAACACTTGACCCATCTCTTTTCTGGATTTGGATTCCCAAGCCATTTGTCATTTAATCTCTCCTAATCTTTAATCTAATATTGTTAAGTATTTATTGTACCTGAGGCATTCGATATATGCGTTGTGAAACAAATTCTGTTGGTAAATCTACTCTTTGGCAAACCTCGTCAAATTCATAACACAAAACATGGTTATCTACGAATACCGGATAAAAAAATACCTCACTTGTTTTGTCTGTACTGATATGTATCTCAAATTTACTCCGAGCAAACCTATCAGTTAATTGTAAAGTATAACACACGCCTAAGCTATGTGTCAAGTCACAAATTTTATTTTGGAGTAATAACTCCCAAGGAGTAGGCCATGTTTTACGATCCCAAGGATCAATGGCTAATTTACACCTGTCAATGTTGTTGTAATATCTTATTACATCTTGAAACGGAGTATTACTAGTTTCAAGTTTTTTTCTAAATTTTGTCCAATGCGAAAGGCGACTTTCGAAACTTAATTCTTGCATTCCTATGTTTTATATGTAACGTTAAACGAAATAGATCCTGTGTCACTTGTAGTCGTGTTCTTCATTTGCACAACTATAGTCTCGTTTGTTGCATCTCCGTCTTCATCAGCTAGTGCTGTTTGGAATTCGAGATTAGGTCTGTATGAATCAGTTCCTAAAAATGTAAAGTCGTCTGTTGTTTGTGTAGTACCATCTGCTAAATTAACAAAAATGTTTAGTACACCTTCTCTAATTGCATTAACAGCTGATGATTTATAAACGTATGCAATCTGTACGTTCTTACTAACTTCACCACTACACTTTAATACTCTAACAAAAGTATTTTGCTGTTGGATTGGAATTCTATAAGAGAAGTCATTTTTAAATATACCAGGACCTTCAACTTCAGGAACATATTTGTAACCTGAAATTAATGTTTGGTTATAAGATAAGTCAGCTGTTCTATCAAAGAAGTCTCCGGAACTACTATTAGTTAATGCAGTACCGTCTGTAAATTTAATAATTGCAAATGAAGCATTTGCATTTGCTCCGCCGTTGTTACCAACACTAAAATATGTGTTACTAGAACTTCTATTGTAATTCCCTTTGTTAACAAACATACCGTACTCGTCAATGTTTTCAAAAGTACTTTTAGTTATTGTATTTCTTTGTGGGCCTGTTAGTTGTCCTTGTGACCCAATGTTTGTTCCTTGGCCTAGTACAACTCCTCTTTTTAATGTTCTTAATTTCATATTTTCAAACATGTTATCTTTGATATCAAAGTCACTAAAGACTCCGTATGTAAATCCATAAACTTCGCAGTTTGAAAAGTAATTATCATTTGAACTTACTGCTGTTGATAAACTAGTTAATGAAATACCAACTTCAGCCGATGTTGCAACGTTACCTGAAACCCATGTGCCTGTAATTTTAATATCATCAAAAGAACTGTTTCGGCAACTTTGTAAACTTAATCCTATATTAACACCTTGCTGTGTTAATGTGAAGCCTGACATTTTAATATCTTGTGCTTGGTTAATAAATGAACTAGTAGCATCACTGGCATACACACCTGGAGTACTTGTACTATTAACTGTTTCAATTACAGGGTACGCACCTGATTGTGTAATAATTGTTCGATCACTGCCTTCACCAATTAGTGTTGCATGTGGAGGAACCTTTAAACTGTTTGTTAACAAGTAATTACCTGCTGGAAAAAATAATCCTATTCTACTTGCTACACTTCCTTTAGAAGCATTGTTTAAATATAATTGGTCAATAGCTCTTTGTAATACTGCTGTTTGGTCTGACCCATCACCTAATGCACCAAACGAAAGAACGTTTACAGTTTCGTCAAGTCTTTGCTGAAGTGTTCTAGTAACTGGAGTTGTAGCAGTAGCACCTGTTTGGATAGTATCATCTGTTGCTTTGTATTCGTAAGTATCTGCGAATGTAAACAGGTTATCATGTTGAGTAATAATCTTTGTATTTCCAACTGCTGGTGCACCTTCACTAACTGAACCATTACCAATGTAAAGTTCACGTGCATCTACAGCCCAACCAAACTCGCCGCCTGCTAGTTGTGGTATTCCAGTACCTGCATTTTTTTGTCCGCGTCTAACTTGTATACGGGAAATTTGTACAATCGCCACTATATTTCTCCTAATTTACTACAAGTATTTATCACTTCATAGTGTCATAGTACTGGTATACTCGGTCCCACCACTTAGATTCCCACGCTTTAAATTCGTCTGGCCATAGATCAAACTGCTGATACGTTAAGTCGCGACAGCATACAAATACATGCCCTTCTTTAATGTCTGTGCCATATATTTCGTTATGTGCTAAGGCATATGCTGTTAACTGCAAATAGTAATCTTCAATCCATTCTTTCTTCTTAGGCTTGTTAGATTGTTTAAAGTCCATAATCGCAGGTTGACCTTTGTATGTTCCTACAAGATCAGTTGTTCCTGCATAGATTTGAGGGTGATAAAGCATTACTTCTGTACCCCATATAGCATCTACATCAACCATAGCATTATCGCGAATTTGTTCACCCATCTTGTTTGCTTGTTGACTGTAAGGATTACTACCCGGCTTTGGCCATTCACCATCTAGTATATAATCCTCTAAAAACTTGTGCATACGTGTTCCAACACCAGCGGCTTCTGTTACAATCTCTTGTGCTTTCTGTTCTCCAACACGCTTACGCCATGCGTTTAAATGCGTCATATCCTTCGTTTTACTAAGGATTGTTGTAACACTTGCTACATGGTTACCATCTGGACAAGCATATAATCTTTTGCCATCTACGCTTTCACGTTTTAGTTCTTTATAATCATACTGTTGTGTTATTAAACTCATTTAATTTCTTCCTCTGGCTCTAGCCATTCTGTTACAAAATTGATAACCAACGCACTCCTTGTCTTGTGATAAGGATATGTTCCATGATTAACGTTGCCTGTCATTAGTACTGTTTTACCTGGTGTAGGCACTACTTCATTAATACTAAGGGTAAGATCTCTTTCTACAATAATTGTATATAACGAACCTGAATTATC